AGGACGTCGCATCACTTGCGGCCGAACGAGACGCGCTCATCGCGGCCTGGTCGGCCGTACATCACAGGGGAGCGGCATGACCGATCTGACGAACAAATCGCTTGGCGAACTGCCGCCCGATCAGGAGATCACCTTCCGGCCGCACAACGCCGGCGTCTTCCGCGAGACACCGCGGCGGCTGATTGCAGAGGGCCGATTCAAGCCGACCGCGACCGTGGGCTATATCGAGTTCGCATTTTCGCGGGAGTAGTTCTTGATCGGGTTTTGATGGCCTGACCACTTACTTGTCGGCCTTCTTGTCCAGCCGGTCGAACACCTTGTCGATCGATGCCTTGACGTCGCGAAGCCCATCGTCAAAGCGCACGGCCAAGCCGGCATGTTCCTTCTCGACCCATTCCTTGAACTGTTCCTGGAGCGCGATGGTCGTGTTCACCCTGCCCTCGAGACGAACAAACCAGATCACGGCACCGAATCCGAGGACGAGCACGGTGAGCACGAAGCCGAGGACGGCTATGATTTCATTAACAGTCATCAGTACCCAATCGGGAAAATAGCGAAGAGGCCAAGCCCGACTAGGCATAGCAAGCATACGAGGGCGATGAGCGCGAGGAGCGTCCTGGCCGGGTTTTCGGGATCGTCGGGAGGCGTCATGACGACACAGCGGCCGGCGCCGTCCCGCTCAGGAATTGTGCCATCTCGGCTGCGCGGCGGTTGACGAGACCGGCGGACACGGTCAGGACGCCGTTGATCCGGATTTTATTCCATACAGGAAATTCCGCCGCCGCATCGCGATATCGGCCTTGGTTGAGCAACTGCAAAAGGGTCGAGCTTTCGAAGTTTCCCTCGCCTTCGTTGTAGACGAAGCTCACCAGGGCGTCGAACTGCGGCTGGGTCAGCGGAACCTTGACCAGCGTGTTGACCGCCTTCTCCGCGGTGGACAGGCTCATCAGGAACCACGTCTGTGCCTGGACGGCCGTGCAGGTGTCACCCTGCTTCACCGGCTGGCCATTCGGATAGTGGACCGTGCCGAAACCGATCGTCCATACCCCACCGCCGTCTTGGTACGCAGTGAGCACCGGCGCGGAGCCGATGCCCTCCCTGCCCTTGATAGCCGCCTGGCCATCCGTCGATGTCTGCATGGCCATGGTCAGCCCTCAGTCTTCGGGCGCGTGGTCGCGAGCCTCGCCCGCGTTTCAGCATACGTCATTGCGATTTCCCCTTGAGATGCAGCGCGGTCAACACCGCATCGCTGATCAGGCTCCACGACATGGCCAGGCCCGCGATCAGGCCCTTGTGGTGTGGAGCGACGGCGTGGGCACCTGTGCCGCTGGCTATGGCCTTAGCAGCCATGGCAACCAGCGACACGGTTGAGACAGGGAGCCGGATTACTCCGGCTGAGGCTGGGGGGCGCCGTTCTCCGCGGCGAGAGCGGCCGGCGCCGACGGCGTGCCGAGCAGCATGTTTTCGAACATGGACGCGAAGCCCGACACGGCCGGGTCGATCAGGGCTTCCGCCGGGATCAGGACGCTCAGGACCGGTTCGGCCTTGGCGGCTTCGGCGATGGCGGCATTGGTGAACGCGACCGCCAGGCCGGGGACGGCCTCACGGAAGGCGGTGATGGCGTTGGACATGGCCGCGCCGAAGGCTTGGACACGCGGGTCCGAGGACTTAGCCGCCGCCTGCTCTAGGTCGGTGAGCAGGCTGTAAACGGACGGGATGGAGATTGCGGTAGACATGGGTTTTGCCCCTCCTTAGGGCCATTAAAAACGGCGCCTTATGGCGGCCGGATTGTCGAAAAAGGAAACCACTGATATTATAAAGGCTGGAAGTGGATTTAAGGGCTCGCCACCCTCCGCCGCGGGTTCGAATCCCGCCCCGTTTTAACGGGTGGCTGAGAGGCTTATGGTATGCCGGCGCGCGGGGACTGCGAGAGTGCCGCCTTCACCATGCCGTTTGAAGCGACGGTAGGATCGTGGCCGCAAAACCGGCTTCCTCGCGCTCAATGCCGGCCCGTTGAAGGTGCGTGCCGTCGTAGATCGCGTTAGTCCAAATCTCGATCGTGTCGCCGCTGGCAGGCGTCACGCTGAACGAACTGTTCAAGTTGATTTGGGTGTTGCCGTTCGAAACATTGTTGATAGTGACGTTCTTGCCACTAGACCCGGTAATACCGGAACTTGCTGTGCCCGAACCGGACGTAATCTTGACCTGATAGCGGTCGGGATTAGTCGGCACATCGGCCATGGCGCCAGAGCTGAAAGTGCCGGCGGGGACGGTAATATTGCCGCCGGAGGTCGCCGATGAAATAGTTATCGTGCCGATCTTTGTATTTGGAAGCCAAATACCATTGTCGGTCCCCGTCTCTTGGTACGGCGACACGTCCCATATTTTCAGCGTGACTCCTAAGGCCTTCGCTTGAGCGACGGCTCCCGAGGCCGAAGTATCTCGCAACCACGCGCAAATTGCCGCGCGTGCCGTGTTGGCCGTGCTGCTGACCGTCTGGCCGGCGGCGTCGGTCCAGCCGTTGGTCGAGGTCGTGCCGAACGGTGTCGGCGTGCGTTGAATTACGACGGAGCCTTGTGCCGCCAGCTTTTGCCAAAGTGTAAGATAGTTCGCTTGCGTCGTCGCAAGCGAATAAGCGTTGAAGGCGTCGTTAACCCCAATTTCACTGAAGACGTACTGACTACCGCCCGCAAACCACATCCTTACGCGGCTATGAAGCGGCTGAATGATTCCGCTCGTTGTCTCGCCGGGGATGCCGCCCGTCGCGCCCGGCCAGCCAAGGGCGACGAGATACCGCTGACCCATGCCGTGGCCGTAAACCGCGTCGTTCGACGGGCCGGTGCCATACATGATACTGTCGCCAACGCCTGCCATGGACGGGGGCGACCCCGCGGCAGGCAAGCCTACCACCTCGATCGGCGCTAGGGCAGTCGAACTGGCCGTCGTAGACCAGGCACCCGTCGCCGTTGGCAATGTTGCATCAACGTTTGAACCTGTGCCGGTCTCCGTCCACATGTCGGCGGCAACGAAGTTGCTCGGCATAACGGTGCCGGCCCATACACCCGACGCCGTGTAAACATTGGTCACGATCCACAGGTTTTCGCCCTTAAGCACGGGCATCGGCACCGGATCGCTTTCGACCAGCGCATCGGCATCCATAGTCAAAGTGCGCTGACCGTTGAACGTGATCGGGCACCAATCGTAAATGCGATACGACGCGCCAGACGTCGGCGTGCCGCCAAGCCAAGAAGACACCGTAATCGTGTTGCCGGTCTGGCCGGTGATGATCTGGCTCTGCTGGCCATTGGTATTGTTGATGATAACGATCAGCTTGCCTTGCAGAACCGACGTTGAATACCCGGTGGAAAGGCTCGCGCCGGTCGTAGTTGGCGACGAGATCGTGCCACTGGCGTATAGCTTCAAAGCCGCCGCATGAACGGTGACCTGGTTGGCTAGTGTCGTAACGGATCGTTCACCAGCATTGGCGGGGGCGCTGTCCTGAATGAGGTTCGCGAACCGCACCTTGAAGGTGGTAGCTGTTGCGAGGATCGGGAACTGAAACTGGGAATTGGCCCAGGTGTTGGTGCCGTTGCTCGCCGTCGTCATCAGACGCCCTTGCCACGACAGTGAGCGCCAGGTCGCCGACCCGCGCGTGGCCCCGCCAACGCCTTGGAGCGTGCCAACTGAAAGTGGCGCCGCCTTAGTTCCTTGCGCAAAGCCTTCCCGTGCAAAAGCAAGTGCCGCGATCATGCACGCAATGGCCGTCATGAAGCGTAGGATTTTGTTGAACACCATGGATTAGTCCTCCATGCAGGCGAGATAGGCGCCACTGGTCAAAGCCTGTGGAGCAAAGACCTGAATGCGCCCCCTGAACGTCGTCGATGACCAGCCTCCGCCCTGTTGAGCAGCCGCCGCACCGCCGGCCAGCGCGAATATCGTCGCGTTTATGGGCGCGGCACCGTTTGCAGCCGTACCGTCATCTCGTTCGATCACGATCTGCGCTCCGGTGTCATTTTCACAATCAATTGCATTTCGCGAAACGTTGGCGGACACGGTTTGCACTAGAACGTAGTTTGCATACGGGCCCGTACCTCCGAAATTTGCGCCAATATTGGGTGGCGCCGGCTTGTTTACCGACCAATCGAAGCCGGTGGATCCTGCAGTGATGAGGTAGTTCTTGCGGCTGAAGGAACCGTCGCCATTATTATGAAGTCCTACAAGAGGTTGCGGCGACAGGGTGGTATCAATGACGCTCTTATCTTGCGCACTCGCGACGGCTGGTGAGGCGAGTGCGAGCATGACGAAGAGCGCGAAGCGATATATTCGCATCGAGGTCCTTTCGAAATATTGGAACAGCTGGTTCGAAGTTCCGGTTAAGTAAGACTTGAGGTTGAGGTAACTAGCCAGCCTGGTCCGGCAGCGAGCGCGCGGCACCACACGACTGTGACGCTGCCATTTGTATTGGCTGGAAACATATAGACGAGGTTTGTTCGGCTATCTCTTATCGTATAAGTAAAAGCTCCTGGGACCGCCGCCTTCCGCATGATCGTCCAGCCCACGCCATCAAACATATTGCCGTCGGTGCCGTCGACACTGCCCGCAAGCGTGAGCACGCGGTTCGCGGTTAGGGTAACGTCAAGCACCTGCGTTTGATCAGCTGTCCCAACAGTAAGCGTTTGATCGGCATCCATCAGCGTCGCTGCATCCACGCCGCCGCTTACCCAGTCCTGAAGGATTAAATCTCGACAAGCATCCGATGAGCCAAGGTCGGTTAGATAGGCAGAACCCGAACCTCCAGCATTGATGACATTTGCCCAAAGGCTACGAATGCGGTTTTTGTTGCCCTGCCGATGGCCGCCGCCAACCATATAGAGGACATTGCCGGCCGTGATCGTATTGCCAGTGACTTCAAGGTTTCGAATATCGAACCAAGATTGGGAGTCAGGCTTGACGATATAGCTTTTGGCGCCCGAAAATGTGCAGTTCGTGACGACAAGGTTGCTCACCTCGAGCGAATAATCTGACCAGTCGAATAGCGCTTGGCCATTTGTCGTGTAAGTCCCTACCTCAAGCCTAAAGGTACCAATTCGACCGGATACACCTCCGCTAACTCGCATAAGGCCCGCACCAAGTGACGCCTTATTCACCTCAATATTGTCCATCTGCAAACTGTCGCAGGACGAGATGTCGAACACAAATTCCGTGCTCGGCACGACGTCGGCGCGGACATAAACGCGCTCAATGCAGTGGTTCGGGCTGCCGATTGGGGATGTCAGCGCCAATGCGCCGCCGGTCTGGCCATACCCGATTTGAATATCGCGGAAGGTCACGCCCCATGCGTCATTTTGCGCCGCGGGATTCCGGCCGATTGCCTTATACCCGTTATCAAAAATGCACCATTCGACGCAGAAGTTAAAAACTCCCGCACCCGTCGCCGTGGCTTCATCAAAATAGATCTGGCAAGCTGCGGTATTGGTGGCCGGTTGGGCGACGGCGTAAATCATCGCCAGATTGCGAATGATAAAGCCGTGCTGACCTTCGGCCGTGAAGCGAAAGAACGGTGTATTATCGGTATACTGCCTGATCGTCGACAGGCCTCGGCTGACCCCGGAAATAATTCCATCCGTCCATGTTGCGACCGGGATATCGCTAGTGATTTTGAATGTGCCGGGGCCGAAACTTAAGCTGCCGCCCGCTACCGACTGCGCTACATTGACGGCCGCGCGAATGGCGGCGGTATTGTCGGTAATGCCGTCGCCAACTGCGCCGAACCATTCCACCTGAATTGGCCCAAGGTAATTTCGCTTCCAGCGCCGTCCCAAGCCATCAATTATCACGGTAGCACCGTCGTCCGCGCTCGCTTCATCCGTAGGGTCGAGCGTGAAGAGCCCTGCCGTGCCGTTTGCTTTGGCTGCGAATGAAATGGCGCCGTATATCTGAGCGGATTTCGCGCCCCCAACGTAAGCTCGAAGGGCATTATAATTGACAAGCACTATGACTTGGGAGGATGCGGCCGTAGAATCTCCACAATTCTGATCATAAATGGTATTTCCAGACGCGTCTTTCACAATTATACGCAGCGCGCCAGCATAGTATATCGAGCACGATCCTAGTGCGTCTAGTGTGATTGGATTAGTATTTGCCGATCCGGCATCTGGATCCTGAAACGTTGTGACCCCAGTAGTGGTAGATGGCACATAGGTATATACGCTTCCGCCGACTATAGGGGCGCCGTTACCATCCACGAACTGGGTTCTAGGTGCGTTGATTTGGGGAAGAGCCATTGTCGCCCAGCTAAAAAAGCGGCCCCAGCAGGAGCACTGTGGATAGGATTGTTCCCGGTTCCGGGAATCACGGTATGTCCGCACTATGGTGAACGGTGCGGGAGGGTCTCAGTGGAAGACGGTGAGCGGATTTACTTCTTGTCGCCAACAGGCATTGCGCTGATGGTCACACTGAAGCGAACGGTTGGAGTGAAGCTGGACTATCCTCGGGACGTAACCGGATTAGTTCCTGGTCTCCATCTAGGTATTGAATTGACACCCACTGAGGCTCGGGATTTTGCCGCATGGTTGCAACGTAAGGCCGACGAGGCTGAAGATGGATTACCTCGGGCCTAGAGCCTGCCATCGGTTCCCAGACGTCGAAAGCCATATCTGTTATCCTGATTGTTCCGGCGAACCGGATGTGTTAACGATGCGGGATGACCCTGCATCACGCGCTGATCACCTCAGCAATCGTTCTTGGCTACAACGTCATCGTCGGGTTTTGGGACGGCCTAACGGGACGCGTCCGGGCTCGGCGGCATGAGGCTGCGCTGCGCAAGAACGCTGGCCGGAATGAGTTGGTTTTGCAGGAAGGGCGCGACTACTTTGTGCTTGGCGAAAGTGCCGGCCGGGATGCTGACGTTAAAGTTCGGATCGAGAAGCGCCCCAAGTAGCTTATTGTGAATTTGGGCGTTCTTGGCCTCGTAGACCTTGCTGGCGATCTGACCGGCCGCCGCGCCCAAGCCACTAGCCACGCCAGCGCCCTCAGCGCCATGTGTCGCGCCGCCAAGCAGGCCCCCAGCCACAGCGAGCGGCACGGTCGCAAACTTGGCGCCGGTCAAAGCATTTGTCAGGCCTGCCGTTGCGAGGTTTTGAGCCGTATTCGACCCGGGACCGCGGCCTTGGTTGGAAAAGTCCTCTTGGCGCAAGTCGTCGCGCAGCGTGTACAACGACTTCATCGTCTGATCGCTGATCGACTTGGCCGGATTGGCTCCGGGCTTCGCGCGCAACTTTTCGATCTGGGTTATGGCGTTGTCCACCTTGCCCAGCGTCATGTGGTCGTTTGGACCGACCAGCTTGAGCGATTGCAGATACTGCGCTTCGTCCACCGGCTTTGACAGATCGGCGTACTTGGACAGGTAGTCCTTGAAGCCCGGCGCCGCGTCTTCGATGGACTTGTCAATCGCGTCCCTGACCTGAATGAGCTCAGCTGATGCCAGGCGCTTATCCGAGTCCGTGCCCTGCGCCAGGGGGTTCAGCTTGTCCCCGATGGCCTGGCGGATGCCGTACAATTGTTCCGGATCGGTCTGGAACGTGGGCTTTCCATCCTTCCCGACACTGACCAGCTTATCTCGAATGTTGCCCAAGGCGGATTGAACCACGTCGCGCTGACCGGAGGGGCTTTGCAGGATCTTGTCAATCTCGGCAATGACCGGTTGCGGGTCGGCGCGGTCAGCGTTTCCAGCCGCAAAGGCTTGTTGGCGGAGCGGCATCGCTGCGGCGTCGCGCGCATCCTTGAGCGCTTGCAGGTCGTTTTCGTCGCCCGACAGACCTTTGAAATACTGCTGACGCGCCTCGTTGTTCGAGCGCATTAGCTGGTCAAACGTGTTGGAGAACTCGCCCGGGGTGTTGCGCGCTGATCGCTCAAGCGCCGCGATGCCCACATTTCCGGTCGATTGTGCAAGCGTTCGCTGCACGCCCGGAATTTCCGAAACCGCGTTGATCGCCGATGGACCGCCGGCTGCACGGTCTGCGACGAAGTTGCGGACTATCTTGTTTTGACCGGCATCGCTCAGGGGGGCGAAAAGCGAATTGCCCATGTCTCCAACGGCGCCCGCAACGCCCTTTGCGGCAGGCGCGGCAAGCCCCAGGATCGCGCCCAAGCCTGCGCCAGAGGCTATTTGCTGACCGACAGGCGCGTCGGATCCTGAGGACGTAAGGCCAGACGCCTCTGCGCCTTCCAGGGCGCCCTTGCTGGCCAAAGACGCGCCGCGGATCAAAAGATTGCCGCCAGCCTTGCCGACAAGAAATTGACCAACGGGTCCAGCTTCGGCGAGCGCACCCTCGCCTGTTGCCATAAGAGGTGCGGAGGCGGCTATGTTACCGCCGATCCGGGAAACGCCAGCCACGCCGTTGTGGCCATATCTTGCGTCGAAGATATTTCGTTGAACCAATGCGTTATTAACGACGTCTTGGGTGTCTTTCATCCCCATGGCCTTCATGACCATGTCTGGCGCCATAAGAGCCATGCCTAGAATATGACCGTCTGGGAGGGAGCTTGGACCGCCTAGCAACAATTTATTGGCCAGGGCCATCTTTCCCTGGAGAACAGACGTTCCGACATCGCTTACGCCCTGAGTGCCCCCCGCCTCGGCGCCTTCAGCTGTAGTGATGGGCTTACCGGCCGTTTGCTGAAGCTTTCCCTGCCAATCCACATAAAAGACGCCGGGGCCAAGCGCGGATGTGTCATTGTCCGCCGACTGCATGACATAGGGCTGCTTTGCAGTGCCGAGCGCGCCGACGCTACGGTCAATCATCCCGGCCGCATCCATCTGGCGGAGCGTCTTGGCTTGATTGGGATTAGGCTCAAAAACTTGCGCACCGACAGGAGCGTCGCCCCCTATGTTCGCTGCACGATATGCCAAGTTCGCGTTGTTTAGGAATTCAGCCGAGCTTTGGGGCGCATTCGCATCCATCTGCTTCGGTTGCGCGTTCGGTGCCGGAGCGGTTGCAAACGACTGCTTGCCGCCGGTGGCCAGGGACAGAATGTCCGCGCCGCCCGTCGACTGGCCCGCGTCCGGTTGAGCACCGATCACACGCGCGACCTCGCCTTGCGTCTCCTTGTACGGAGGAACGCCGCCATATTGATCGACCGTGGCAGGACCAGCATTATAGGCCGCAACGGCAAGCTTTTGGTCACCATTGTAGTGCTGCAGCATCTGCGCGAGATAGCGAGCGCTGCCGTCGATATTTTGCGCCGGGTCGGTCGGATCGGTGACGCCCATGTCGCGGGCCGTGCCGGGCATGAGCTGACCGAGGCCGACTGCACCCTTGGGTGACACTGCCGTGGCACCGCTGCGCTCACCTTTGAAAATCAGGCGAGACAATAGGCCTTGTGGCAGACCATAGCGTTGCTCAGCCGATGACACGAGGCCGCTATAGTCGGGCGCGGCGGTAGCCTGCGACGTCTGCGCGGGCGCGAATGACTGCTTACCGCCGGTCATCAGGGACAGGATGTCATCGGTCAAGGTTGCCACCCCACGGCCTGGACGAACTGATCAAGCTTTGTCGAGTCCTTGGCAATCTCCGCGCGCTGTTGTGGCGTCATTGCACCCATGGCCCGCTGCATGTCTGCCTTAGGCAGCGAGCGCAGGACGAGTACATACGGATTGATGTCCTTCGAGAACGCGACCTTGAACTGATTAAACGGAATTGGATGCTGCGTCGTGTTGAGGTAGTGATTGTAGGCCTGCCCCAACAGGTCTTGCGCCTGCCCCTGCCCCTCGACGGTCGCCAGCGCGGCCTTAAGGCCGGACGTGGACATCTTGTCGTTCGGCGTCGAGATTTGGGCGCTGAGCAGCTTGGCATCGGTCGGGTTTCCGCCGATGGCCGCGATCTGGCGCTGACTGACCTGTTCAAGCACCTTTTGCAGGACGTCCGCCTTGTCCGTATTGGGAACGTCGATGCCGAACTGAGACGCAAACCGGCCGGCCAGATTGACGGCCTTGGCGTTGGGTCCGGTGAGCACGCCCTGGGCAATAAGGTTGTTGGCCTCGGAAAGAAGGGGCCTGACGTTCATGCGATAGTCCGACGAAGCCTTGAGCGCCGCCTGCCCCTGGTTGGCACTATCGACCAGGGCTTCCTTTTGTCCAGGGGCGAGGTCGGTAGGCATGAAGCCGGGCGCCGCGCCGTTCCCAGCCGCACTTCCCCCTTGAGCGATCGCGCGTGGCAGCGCTGGCGCGGTTGGTGTGAGCGCGCTCATCGGCTGACCGTTGGCGGGGATGTAGTCACCACCCTGGCCGACGCCATTTTGTGCCGCGAATTGACCCTTGCTGATGACGCCGGGCTGGCCGTTGGGACCGACCGTCGCAACCGTCGAGGCCTGCTCGGACGGCGACAGGCCGAGCGTGAACGCGCCCTGAGGGTGATAGCCGGTGACGGCGCTTTCCGTGCCCTGCTGGATCTGTGAACCGGTCGTCGTCTGTTGCGGCTTGCCGAAATAGAGATCGACCTGCTTGTCAGCGTCGAGCAATTGACCGTACTGGTTCAGGAGCCACGGACGCAATTGCGCCTGATCGCCCGGCATGGTTCCAAGCACTTGGCCCATTTCCTGGGGCGAGACCAAGCCCTCGGCGACCTTCTGGCCAGCGTAGCGCAGAACATCGGCTTGTGACACGTTCGGGTTCGCGTATAGGCCGATAAGGCCCTGCTGCAGGCCGCCAATATGCTGCTTCAGCAGATTATACTGCTTCGTGTCGATATCGACTTGCGTGTTCTGCCGGTCCTGCGCGGCCTTGACCAGGTCGCCAGCCATCCACGCGGTGCGCGGGTCCTGGGATGCGCCCGACAAGAGTTTGTTCGTGTCCAGCCTTCCCGTCGCCGGATCGATCGCTTGTTGATAGATCGGGCCGATAGCCTGGCGCGCATCGAGCGTCTGCTGGTTGGACCGGTTTTGGATCAGTGCGTTTTGCAGCGCCGCCGCCTGCCCTGCCACTTGCAGCGGATTGACCGGCTGGACACCCTGGCCAGCTTGAAGGATGATGTTCGGATCGAGGCCCATGCGTCAGTATCCCATCATCGGGGTGTATTGGAGCGGCGAAGGCATCGCGGTCGAGTACATGCCGCCGCCACCGCTCGAACCGCCGAACAGATTGTTGTAGAGAAGCGCGTTCGGGACACTGTTGGCAAAATTGCCGATGGCGTTCCCGCTCGCGATTTGGCCGGCGGCCTTCGCATTCCCTGCCGAGGTCAGATTATTGCCAATGCTGGCGCCGGTCTGCACGCCCAACGTGCCGGTCTGAGCCGCCGCAGCCTCGCCAAGCTGGGCTTGGGACATGTATCGATTGTACTGGTCGTTGAACGCCTGATTTTGCAGTTGGGCGTTTTGGACCAGCCTGTTGACCTGGTCGCCATAGGTCGAGTTGGCCAAGCCGGTCGAATAGTTGGCCGCGCCCTTGAGTGCCGCGCCGGACACGCCAAGGCCGCGCGCCGCCGCGCTGTTTTGTGCCGCCTTCAGGCCTTGGCTGAGCGTGAATTGATAGCCCGGCGTTTGAGCCAGTGCCGCCTGTTGCGAGCCTCCCGCGCCCGTGACGAGATTGTTGAGCGCATTGGCGGACGTGCCGGCGTTGGACGCCCCATAGCCGTTCAGGTACGTGTTCGCGCCCGTCAGTGCATTTTGGCCGGCCGTGTTGTACGGCATCAGGTCTTGGCGGACCTGATTATAGTGGTCCTGCTGAACCTGGGTCGCCTGATTGGCCGCGTTCGTTTCCGCCTTCGCCGCCTTGGACGCGGCGGACGACGACGCGGCGGCACCAATCGCCGCGCTTCCGACGATGGCCAGCGGCAAGGCTACGGGCATCAGGTCAATCCTTGAAAATAGCGGAATTACGCCAGAGTTCCGGCGTCAAAACCCAGATCCGGCAATGGCCGACCGGGGTTGGTCGATAGTCTTCGCTGGCCAATTTCCAGCCATGCGACCGGGGTGGACGAGAGCGCCAGTGCGACGCCTGCTCATGCGTGAACATGACCTGGCATCCGTGGTTAAAGACGTGCTGTGTAGCCTCGCGCGCAGCCTCCACAATCGGCCGCCCCCAGCCTTCCGGCAGGAACATACTGTGCAGTTCGCGGACGAAGCCGAAGCCATCAGCGTTGCGGAAGATAAAGCCGCCGTGTTCGCACACGAGGGTGATGTTGTTTCGGTCTTCGATCAGCGGGGCCAGATCAAGCGGCCCCTCGCCGCCCAAGTGGACGCGCACATCCGGTGTGTTCGCTACCTCATTGAGGAAAGCGGGGTCGAGTGTGCGGTGCATGGAATTTCCAACAAAAAACCCCGCCATTTCTGACAGGGTTGCGTATCTCTGTAGGCGCTACGGTCGAGAGCGCCGGATTAGTTTTTTGTAGGCTGATTTCTCGTGGCGGTCAATGTTTGACCTAGGTGCGCAGCCGCGTGAAGTCGCAAAAGGCCCCATTCAAGGCCGTGCTGATCGGCGCGCTCCAAAACACCTCAAACACCCGATCCCGGCCCATGCCGAGCCTCTGGAACTGGATATTGCGTAGATACTGACCGCTCGCACCCATCCCGGTCGAAATCGGCTGTCCGTAGCTGTTTCCTGCCGTGTCCGACCAGCGCAGCGAGATTTGCGGCTCCTGATCGGTCGTGATGCCCGGCGTGATGCCTACATCCATCGAAAGGATAAGCTGCCTGTACTGTATCCGCGCCCCGTCTTCCACGATGTGCGGAAAGCCCCGGCGCCGCACAATCGGCTGTCCGTTGTCCGTGAAGGCGTTCAGATCAAGCAGATACAGGTCGCCGGTTTCCCAGTCGCCGCCGACAATCTGATTGCCGACAGCGGCGGTAAATTGCAGCCGGTGGCGATGCTCTTGGCCATCGTCATCCACCCAGGTCCGCTCATGCCAAAGCTTCGTGGCGAGGTCGTAAACCCACGTCTGATCAGCCGAAGGGAAGTTCAGGACATAGAAAACGTGGCCGTCCTGCTGGTAGACATAGCCGACCGCGTCCGTGATGTCCGGCAGACCGTTCAGGATATTCTCAATGCAGTGCGTCGATATCCGCTCAGCCTGATAGCTGGTCGTGCCCTGGAAAACGATGGCCGTACCCGCCCTGTCCCGGCCGAGCCAGAACACGGACCCGTCGTAGCTGCACACGCTGTACTTGGCCGCACAGCCGTGTTCGATCTGAGCGCCGGGCACCTGCGAGAATGCAAAGTCGGTGTTTCCCGCATCGAACCAGACTTCGCCGCCATAGCTCTTAAGCAGCCACACATTCTTGTGCGCAAGCTCGATGGCGACGATATCACCACTGATAGTGACCGCCGCGGCGATATCCAGCGAGTTGAAGGCGCCGGCTGTTGTAAGGCTATACTCAAAACCGGTTACCCCGCCGATCAAGGCCGGGTTGATGGTGAGCACGTCCGTTGCCGCGTAATCCTGGCCCGGAAACGGAACCGGAAGCGTGATGGCCGTCACCGATCCCCCGGAAACGATCACGCTCGATGCTATGGCTCCGGAACCCGACCCGCCGGTAAAGGGCACGTTCGTGTAGGTTCCGTTCACGCCCCCCGATCCGCCTGTGATAGTGCCGTTGATCACGGTCGGCGTGGACAGATCGGCATATCCCGGCTCGGACAGGCTCAGATACCACTGATTGGTTCCCGGCCGATCGAAAATGAAATACGTGTCCAGATACCGCACCCGATCCGCGCCGTAGAACAGCGGGTTGTAGATCAGGCTGAAAGCGTTGTCCGACAGGTCGATGACGTAGCCGCTTGTGGACCCATCCACGAGGATGGCCACCAGCCCATTGTCCGCCATGCTGCACGGCGTTGACGCGCTTGAGATGCTACCAATGGCGGTGTGCACCCATGTCGGAGACACGGCGTAGACGGTCGAGCCGACGACGCGGAAATATTGGCCGGTTGAGGCTACCCAGTCCAGTCGGGATGGACCGGCTACCGGGACCGTGGCCAGCTTTGTCAGGCCGGGCGTCAAGTAGTGCGTGGTCGGGAATGGGGAATCGTTCGGGTCGATTTCCGGGAACAGGTTGACGCAACGCTGGGCCGAGGCGATTAAGCTTTTCGACGTGTAAACGCCGTCCGTCAGCGGTATCTTGGTCATGACCTCAGGTATCGCTGTAGATGTTGTAGGCCGGCCCGTTGCGCGTGATCTCGGACGGCAGAAGCGCGCGCGGAACCTGAATATTGGCTTGGCGCAACGTGCCCAGCGCGGCCTTGGCGCTCTGGATCACGGTCGGGTCCGGCGGAAGCTGATACAGCGGCCGAATGTTCCGGCTCAGGTTCCAGAACAGCGCGCCCTGATATTCAGGCGGCAGGTTGATCGTCTGGTTGAGGCTGGTAAACTGCGTCAGCGTTTCCTTGACCGTGATGTGGATCGAGTACGCGCTGGACGGGACCGGCCAAACGTAGAGACTGCCCAGCGGATAGGCTGCATCATAGAACGCCACCTGAGGCCAGGAGTTGAGCGTCTTCAGCGCGATCCGGTCGTAATCCTGCCGCGAATAGTAGATCGTCAGCGGGTAATCGATCAGGCTGGGCTGGGATGGCACGATCTGACGGAAAAAGGCAAACTCGATCTTGTCAGGCCGGGCAATGTTGAAATCGCCCCCCGTCCCCACCGAGTACGACTGCGCGCCCGTCGAGTTAACGCCAGCGTCCACCAGATGATAAACAAGCCAGCGCTTACGGCTCCATTGTCCCAGCATCAGGTTAAGCTGAAACAGGCAGTCGTTCATGTCCTCAGCGGACGCGACCTGGCCCACGCCGATGACGCCCGCCGCCTTCAGGGCTTGCAGGATAAGGTCGTTGGGCGTCACGGATCAGGCCTTACTTGTAGGGATTATGCGCCGGGTCGAAACCGGCTTCCGAAATCGCAGCCGAAATCTTGGCGGCGGACCAGCGCTTGTCGATCTGCACGCCGAACACGGTCGCCGTGTCGATCAGGCGCTTCTTTTCGTCTTCCTCGCGCACGAAGTCTTCGCCCTTGGACAGGACTTGCAGTTCCTCGTCCTCGTCATAGACAGTGATGCCGACAGGCTTACCCTTGTCGTCCTTGCCCGTCTCGACAAATTTGGGATATTCCCGAAATTCATACGGATCGAACTTCATGTTTGAATAGAGGTGAGACATGGTATCCTCATGAAAATGGGCGCCGAGACAATCCCGGCGCCCCTAGGCGTTATCAGGTCACGGTGTCGGGCACGATCACGGCCCACTGGGGCCGCGTCATGGTCGAACCGAACAGGACGTCCAGGCGGGTGACCGTCTGGTCGGTGCCCGGCACATAGGACGTCAGCATGCGCATGGCCGTCTTGTCGTAGACGGCACGCGCCGACTCCACGACACCCTTATTCGGGGTGTAGAGGTCGGCGGTAACCATCGTGATGGCCTGCGGCGCATAGGCGATGTTTTTGCGGTAGGTTTCCGACGCCTTGTTGACGAGGGAAATGGCCGCGGCGTTGGCCGGCGAGACGGTGACGGTCTGGTATTGAACGCCTCCATTCCCGGTCGTCGGGTCGTAGGAGCCCGAGCCGGGGATGATCGCCGGGTAGATGGACAGCGAGGTCGCACCATTGGCCGCATCTGCCAGTAGCACGAACTGACGCAAGGCACCGGTCGATTGCTTGTTGACGTAGTTGACGGCGCCCGTGTTGGCGATGGTGATGATATCGCCCTTCTTCAGCGTGCCCGTGATGGCGTTGACGACCAGCGTATTGCCGGTCTGGCCCGCGCCGTTGACAGTCCCGGCCGAGAACGTGCCCGTCGTGTGCGAGAGCACGGTCTGGTCTTCGAACCACTTGAAGTTCAGGGCGCTGTACATCTGCGCCGTGCGATACTGCTTGGAGATATCGCCAACCGGATTGAACAGGCCCTTGAGGGTGTCGATGGTCTTGGCCATGGTGTTCGGCGACACGACCAGCTTGCGGTCGTAGGTTTGTGCCGAGTTGTTGCTCAGCGCAGCCCCGGCCAGCAGGATGGTCGAGGAGGTCGGGGCGATCGTGTTGCCGGTCCCGTCCTGGTTGACGACCATGTTACAGACGCCCGGCAGGCCGTTGTAGCCGCCCTCGACGTTGGACATGACCTGGGCGGCGACATTGCCGACGAGGTTGTTCATCATCGGAGCCAGGATGCGCTCTTCGAAGTCGTCCAGGGACAGGGTGCGTTCCTTGGACGTGAAGCCGATGTCGATGTGGCGCTGATAGGCGACAGTCAGGGTCGTGTTCTGTTCGCTGGTATCCTGCACCGACAGGGCGGGACCATCCGCGACGACATAGTCGTTCGGCAGGCGGATGCGGAGCGTATCGCCGATCTTGGCGCCCTCGACGGCGTACTGGTCGTCGTATTGACGGTCCAGGTTTTGGATGAAGGCGTTCGAGTTCTTGAAAAGCATGACCGCGCGGCGCGTGATCATGTTCACGGTGAGCAGGGTGTTGCTCATTGTAAAACCTCATGTTTCTGGAAATGAAAAGGTCAGAACGCGGACTGTCCGGGTTCGTCGTTTCTCGGCGCCAGAACCGAGGGTTTCGCAGGCACGTCACGGCTTGAGGGACCGTTACCCTTGCTTCCCGTGCGCTACTTCGGGTTACGCGCAGTGCAGACCGATTGCCGGGTCAGAGTGGCTTTTGGATCAGGAACGAGCCCGATCGCGTTTCTCCATCGCCGCGAACCAGGACGCGTCGTCCACGTCGTCGGAGTAAATATCCACATTGTCGCGGGCGCGGTCACCGGCCACGGGGGCAATGGGCTTGGGCGCCTTGGAGATAGGCGCGGGATCGGCCGGCTTATTCAGTTGGGCCGAAATCTTGGCGAGCTCCATGCCAAGGCGAACGGGCGGCATGGATGCCAGGCGCACGGCCTCGGCAGGGTCTTGGCCAAGGTGATGCAGGATCGCGGCTGCATTGTCAGTATCAAGCGCAGCCTGAACGATGGCTGTGTTGTCCGCCGAAATGACTCCGGCCATGTTCAGGTTGCCGATGGCTTCCTGAAAGCCGGGGCCGAATGTTTTTGTGCCCTCGGCAAAGACATCGTTGCAGCGCTGATTGAAGGCTTGCGCCTCGGCTTGGACTTGTTGCTGGCGGACGCGTTCCTCCGCGATCTGAGCGGCGCGGGCTTCCACGTCGGCTTGGGTGAGCGTGCGTGGCTGTGTGTTCGTATCACCGGTCAGGGCCGCGGGATCGTGGCCTTGAGCCAGGAGCAGGTCTTGCAGGGCCTTGGCGCGCTTTTCCAGGGCCTCGCGCTGTTCGCGCTCGGCGGTAAGCTGCGCCTCGATCTGACGGCGTTTGTCCGTCAGTTCGTTGAACCGGGTTTGATACCACGGCGTTTTCTTGTCGCCGGTCTCTGCCGCGGGGGCAGGGTCAGGATCGGCAGGCGGGTCAACCGGGTCGGCTGGGGCCGGGTCCGGATCTTGTACGGGCGCGGGGTCTTCGCCCGCGTCGGAGGACATCAGGATGATATCGTCGTTTTCAGTCGTCATGGATTACCAAGAGGATTTACCCCGGAAACGCCGGGTGCGAGCAGTGCGCGGGAGGCGCAAAGAGGGTTAGTGCATGGTCTCGGCGTTGAGCGTGCCAAAGCGCGATTGCTCGGCCGCCACGGCCTCAGCATGTTCGCGCGGCGGGTTCATCGCGCCGTCCTGCAGAATGGCTTCGAAAATCTTTTCCTTGAGCGCGTCCGACGTGCCGGCGTCGCCAAGCATGTCGATCAGGGTCGAGCGCGCCACCGCCACGAACTCACGCCAGCGGCGGTTGACAAAGCCGCCCTGGCTGCGATTGGCGCGATAAAAGCCGTCGCTGTGGCTGGCGATGATCTCGTAAGCCTCGGCGGCCAGTTCCTTAGCCGTCGCAGCGATAAGATGGTGAACCGCGCGGTCGTTGCCAGGCTTAAGCAGGCGCGTCATTGCACACCTGCCGGGGCGTACCAGACGCCGACATTGTACCAGAAGCAGACCGGATCGAATTCGATGGCGTAACGAATCGGCTGACCCTTGCGGGATAGAGCCGCGATTAATCGGCCCAGATTCCCTGTGAGCGCGTCTTGGGCAACAACGCTTCCCCACTGGTCGGACTGTTTTGGGTCAGCGTGCACGCGTTCGCAGGACATTCCGGCGCGGGTCAGAAACCGATCAAATTCGTTTACCGACATGGCGGCAAAGCGGCGCCCAATCACGTCCACAAACTCAGGGCGCTCATCGTCAGAATAGACGCGAACGCGCGGCGTCCCTCCGCCAAAAACGCGCTTGAGGAATTTAATCATTGTTGGCCTTCAGGCATAGAAAAACCCGCCGGAGCGGGTTGGGGTTGGTCTGGTTGCTGTGGCGCCATGGCGGGGGCGCCAGGCGGCTGCGTAAGTGGAGAAGGCGCAGAGGTCACGGCCGCATTCGGATTGAGCCCAATCGCCTCTGAGGCCGTCGCCTGGGCCAGCAACATGGCCATGCGCTCGTCCGTGAAGATCGCATCCTTGAGCACGTCCAGCCGGTCAGTCTCGGCGCGGTAAGCGTCGATCATGGTCTTGTCGTCGGCATTGTCCTGCTTCGACTTGGCTTGCTGAAGCTGCTGGGATAGCGCGCCAATCATCTGCTGCGCACCCTGTAGCTGCTGCTGAAGCTGCGTGACCTCAGGCGGCGGCGCGTCGCCAAGGATGTTTGCCGGGATCGTCCGGCGGAAGCGTTCCGCCAACTCCTCAGCCATCGGGAAGTCAGCCGCCTTCATGATCAAGTCGCCGGCAATCTGCATCACCTGCGGGCTCTTCTGAGCGATCTGCGACATGGCGTTGAAGGCCGCCTCGCGCTGGGTGGCGAAGGCCGGTCCGACGTCAGCCTCAACCGAATACTTGCCCACGTTCGGGTTGAAGATGGCCTGAGCCTCCTGTTCGCGCTCGGCCTCCTGCTTGACCAGGGCTTGGGCCGCGTTAGGGTCCAGCATGACCTCAGTCATGGTCCCGTCGTCGGCCATGATCTTGACCACGCGCTGCGTGTCGTAAATCTTCGGGATCAGGTCGATGATGATGCGGCCGGTGTAGCGGATCGCATTCGCGAGGTGGTCAACGAAATGGTAGGTTGCGTTATCGGCTTGTCGTTGTCTCGCCTGGATTGCTACACCGGACGTCTCGTTGCCGGGCGCGCCGTAGGATGACTGGAATTGACCCGAGGTCGCCCGCAGCTCATCCTGCGTGATCTGCATGCCTTTGATATAGGCATCGGCCATAACCGGCGGCATGATGCGCTCGGGCTTCGCTACCTCGTTGCCCTCATCGTCAATATCATTGTACGGCAGGTAGGGGAAATTCTTCCGGTTGGCATTGTCCCAGGTCTGCTCGTAACCCTCAATGGCCCGCGCTGAAGCTATCCACGGCGCCTTGGTCTGTAGCGCGACCTGCGCCGTCGCCTCCGACGTCCAGTAGTTATAGTTCATCTGCGCGTCGATCATCTGACGCGTATGGCCCTTGCGGTCCATTTCGCCATTGATGACGGTTTCCTCGCCGATCACCATGACGATGGGCACATACTTGCCCGGCCATTCGCGGCTGTCCACGACCATGTCGCCGGCTATCTTGTACCACATGATGAAGTGGTCTTTGACCGGGCGAAACTGAGCCCCAGCGTCTTCCAGCGCTTTGCGGATGTCCTTGGGCTTGACGTCCTTGAACCGCGGGTCCTTGACGATCTCGCTCAGCCTTTTGACCAGACGGGGTCCGTTCTCGTCCAGCGTGACCGCAACCAGTTCGTCCGGGCGCTCTTCGCGGCGGAAATACTCGGCGATGCGGACGTGGTTTTCGTCCACCCATCCATCGTGACCGGCCAGCGCCTCCTTCGGAAAGCGGTCCTTGAGGTCAGGCCACTGCTTTTCGGCCTCGTCCTTGGGCAGCGTGTCGAAAATGAACCCGAAGCGCGCGTCCGATCGGTCTGCCTCGGTGCAATCCGGATCCAGATACACACTCATCGGATCCTTGATCCGGCGAATGAAAATCTCCTGGTCGAAACTGTCTTCGTCGGCGTAGTCGGTGACAACCCGCCAGTAGCCGACGCCGCCCTGGACCTGTGTGCGAACCGCCGTCGTGTAGACGTTTTGTGCGTTAGACTGGTATTCGATATGCCGGACCAGGCCGGAAAATACCTGAGCTGATTCCGCGGACGCATCGCCGCCCGTCGCCTTGACCACGATCGCCATTTTGTTCTGGCGGGCGTCGTTGATGATCTGGGCGCAGCGGCGGTAAACCTCATTGATCGTGAAGCACGGCTTCAGGTCAACGTCGCGGCTGTCTTTCTGATCCTTCGGCCACTGGTAGAGGTTGCGCGCATCACCATTGGCGAATTTGATGTCTTCCCAATAGCGAGCGCGCGCCTTGCTTTCCCAGTTGGCACAGCGACGGAAGCGGTCACGCGCTTCCTTGACGATCTTCTCGTCCTGCGCTGGGTCGGATTTGGCCACGGGTCAGTCGATCCTTAGGTGGCGGGAATTGACGTGGCCACGGCATCGGCCGGAGCAGCAGGATCAGTCACGTTCTCGACCGCCGCGCCAGGCTCTGCGGGCGCGATAGGGGCCGGTTCGTCAGCCTTGGGCTGCCCCGCACCGGTCAGTGCCACAATGGCCGCCTCGGCCGCCGCCAAGCGTGCCAGCAGGTCGTTGACCTCGGTCTCGACCTTATAAACCAGGCGTTCCAGTTCGCCCGGATACGACAGGTTTGCGCTTACGCTTTTCAGCGCATCGATAAGCGATTGCATGTTGTCCTCGATTATGCGGATAGCCAGCCGTGTTGGCCGCCTGAATTGGGTTGTATTCTTGGTTTCAGCTTAGCCTTGGCGGCAATAGCCTTGATCGCGGCCTTGCGGCGGTGCCAGGCCATCATGATCGCGTCGCCGCGGTCGGTTGACGTGCCCAACCGCTTGCGGATTTCATCCTTGCTTTCAACCAGGATGTCAGTCCGGCGAAGGCGGTAGCGCGGCGTCGTCAGTTCGGCCAATATGCGCGGATCGGGCGGCAACATCGGATCGTCGCCGCTCTCCGGGTCCAGGGCCTCGCGAAGCTTCCACAGCATTTCGGCCCGGAGGTTCACAAAACCCAGCTTGCCGTCCTTGGTCTTGGCAGCGGATTCCGCCGAAAACACGATGGACGCGCAGTCGATCTCATGGTGCGTCTTGAGCCGGGACTTGACGCCAGAGCCCCAGCCGCCGGTACCGTCAACGCTCAGGTCGGCCCCATCGCGCCGATGCTTCAGCATCAGGTCGCCGATGTCCGCTGGGTCCTCGAAGTCCGCGCCCGGGACCGTGATCAACGGCCCGAACCATGCGTCTTCGTAGAGGGGGGCCAGGACCACATCATCCTTGCCGCCAAGCGCGATATCGCCCGCGAGCGCAATCATGGCCCGACGCTTTTCCGGCGCCTTGAGCCATCGATCTTGAGCGGCCTTGACCCAAGCGGTCGGGATGACCTGCCATTCGTGGTCCTCGCGGCCGGCGAGGAAGTCACCGTTGATCAGTTGAGACCGCAGGGGCTCGGGCAGGTTTTCCAGCCGCTCCCGATAGCCGGTGTCCCGCAGGTAGGGGTTGTCGCTCAGCTTGGACGGGATGAAGGTCCGGCTGAGCGCGGGCCTGACCTGACCGCCGATATCGTGCTCGCCCGGTCCATCAACCCAGATCGTGTCATCGCCAAGCTGGACGCACCAGCGAAGTTCGCCCGGTTTTGCCGGGTTCGGATACATCGGATCCAGCCATGGCGCGAACCACTTGATCAGCCACTCGCCTTCCCCGCCCATCGGGGGGTTGGAGGCGATCACCGCCCGGCAACGCTGGCCCGGCTTCGTGGTCCGCATCCAGCCAAGGACGAACTGCACCTTGGCCGCGCTCAATTGAGCCCCCTCATCGAACCCGATGAAGTCATGCGGGCGCCCCTGCCATGAAAACTCGGCCCCCGGCTTTTCCAGCGCGCCAAATTCTATGACGCGATCGCTATTGCGATAGACCTTGTCCGAGCCGTTGTATCCGGTGCGCGAACCGGTTATCTTGACCAGTTCCTCTTCAAGGCCGCGGATATCGACATAAGCCCGGCGGAAGATGACCGTGTTTGTGTGCGCCGTCAGGGCCGTGCCCATCAGCAAACTGGACTTCCCGCCCCCCGCGCTCCCGCCGAATAACAGCAGGTCCGCTTGCGAATAGTAGGCGTCCGTCTGCGGCCCCGGCGTCGGTAGCCATGGCTGCTTAAGCTCAGCCTCTATCAGCTTATCCAGCTCAGCCTTGTCCTTATCAGACATGCCCTTGAGCATGGCCTCAAGGTCGGCAAGGACGTCAGACATGGGCTAGGCGCGGCCTGGTTCCGCATCAAAAATAGACCACACCGTTACAAAACCCGGCGGATCGTACACGACAGGGCCGCGATTGCATGCGCAAGGCATTCCAGCACCGCCGCAGCAACCGTCACCATCGCCCCACGCCCGATCAGGATGCGCCTCACACACCCAGCGCTCGCCGTGACATGTTGTGCAAGCCATCAGATCACACGCCCCATGGGGCCGCAGAGAGCTTGCTCTGTTTCCTTCAGGTCAAACGTCCGGACGGCGCGAAAGTCAAAGCGAACCTGCCCGTTAATCCACATCGGAATGCCATGTGTAACGGTCGCGCGCCAAGCCGGGGGTGCTTTTTCGGCATACATCACTGAAGCATCCCTGAAACACGCCCAATCGCAGGCGCCGCACAGCGATGGGCGGCGAGCAAAAACGGCAAGTGTCGATCGTCGTATCCGCGCGCCCGCATCTGGGCGAAGAAGTCATCTTCGGGCATCTTGTGCACGCCGCAGGAAGCGCACCGAAACACCACGGTCATGTCTGACATGTCGCGCTCAATGCAGGCTTTCATCACGCAATCACCGTCCCGCTAATCTGCATCGCCATTGCCGTCGCCGTGTTCGCACCCGCATAGACCTTGCCGCCAGCCAAAACCGTCTTGCCGGAAAGCACGGTCCCGGCCGAGCGGTTCGGATTGACCGGCTGGGCGGGTTCGATCAGGTTCGTCGCCGACGCGGCGGACCCATCCGAGGCGAGGTTGATCGTCACCGTCTGGATAGTGCCGTTGCCATTGCTGACCGTCGCGGACGCGATCTGAAGCACCTCCGTCGCGGCCAGGCCGAGCGAAAGCTGAGCCACGCTGTTGCCGAGCGCGAACTCTTTGGCGTAGGGACGTGTGGCCATTAGGTCGTAACCGCTACTTTCCGGGGCGTTCCGCCCGAGTCTGTGATCATGATGTAACCCGTGATCGTGCCGGGCGTTGCCGTGTAGGTACCGATCGGCTGGTTGATCAGGTCTGTGTAACTGCCGGACGTGGCAACCGTCGCCAGCGAGGGCTTGCCGGTAAGGTCCGAATACGCACCCGAGGTCGCCACCGTCGCCAGCGTGAAGGCCAGCATCGAGGTCGTGATGGCGCCGTTCGCGATGGTCAGTGCCGCAGACGCATTAGCCGACCCGTCGATAGGCCCAAGCGAGCCGGTGACATTGCCCGTGAACGTGAACGTCCGCGCCGTCTGCCAGGCTGATGCCGTGCTCACATTGGCCGGGCGCGTGTAGACGAAGACGCCAGTTGCCGGCGTGTAGGTCAGGTCCGAGGTTGCCGACGTCAGGCTGATCGAATTGCGTGCCCGAGCCTGGGTGAAATACAGGTTCGTCGTGCCCTCGGCGACTTGATCCGTGGTCAGGCCGTCGATGCGGGCATTCAGGTCGTTGAGCGAGGTTGCCTGATAACCGAACTGCGTCAGGGCCAGAACCTGGGCTTCAAGGTTCTGTAGCTCGGCCTCGGTGTCCGAAGCTTGTAGCTGCTGCTGGATCAGGCCCTGCTGCTGGGTCAGGCTTTCGATCTGTGCCCGCAAGTCATCGACCAGGTCGTCAATGTTCCCGCGAGCACTGAGCCGCGCCTCGATTTCGGCGAAGCGGTCGTCCACCTCGCTGAACTGACCGCTAAGTTGCTGGAACTGCGTCGCCTGGACGAGCGCGGAAACCAGCAGGGCAAATATGTCATCCTGAGATCCACCCTCGCGGCGATGGATCGTCAGGAAGAACTGGTACCAGACTTGGCCAAGGGTTCCGTCCGGATTGAGAAGTGGCGCCGATGAGGGCGGAAACTGCTGGATGACAGCCGTGCGCATGTTTCCGCCCGATCAGGCTTAGGCGTAGGCCAGCGTGAGCGTGGCGAGAATGCGCGTACCGTCGTAGACGCCGCTGATCCGGTCGACGGCGCCAGGACCGGTCGAGAGCGTCTTCGTGCCGCCGGGGAACTTCCACAGCGATCCCACGGCCGAGAGCAGACGCGAGCCGGTCCCGTCCTGGGTCAGGACGACGTTGATCGTCTGGCCGGGGATCAGGTTGGCCGGATTGGCCAAGGTCACGTTGCCGGTCAGGGTGCAGGTGAAAACCTTGCCCTGGGAAATGTCCGGCGTGATCGTCGCCGCGTAGGGAATGGCAACCGGAGCCATGGCGTCGAGATACGCGGCCGAGGTGGCGATCTGCTGCGGCGACGTCCCGCCTGATTGCGAGTAGTCGAACTGGGTCAGCGCGGTCGCGCCGGCAAAGCCGTTGGGGAAGTTGGTGGGGTTGACCTGCGTCAGGCCAGCCGTGTTCAAACCGGACATGGATGTCTCCGTAATGATGGGGTCGCCGCAGGGTGGGATGTGCAGCGCGCGGCCACGTCAGCACAGAAATCTACCTATTGTTGGTATTGGCCTCGGAAATCCGGAGACCACCCTGAGCGAAATACACGCTCAGATAATCATTCGGCCGTGTTTTTGGCCTTTTGAAGCGCTGCCAGGATTGCCTTGGCGCGGTCACGGTCGTTGACCGATCCACCGCCACCGTCACCCTCGTCGTCAGCCTGAGCATCGAGATTGAAAGCTTGGCGCTCAAGCTGGATGGCGCGCTGGCGGGTCCGAGAAAGCTTCTCCAGCATGTCGCTTGGGCTTTCGCGGTCACCGAGGCCGGGACCGTCCATCGCAACGCCGTCAAGATGTTGCGAAAGGCGCGTGGCCAGAATGTCGCTGATTGCGTTGAGCTGGGCCAATGCCTTGCGGTGAGAGCGAACGACCTCAACGGCACGCGCGGCGGCGAACTCAATAGTTTCACGCACGTTGGCCGCTGAAACTTCCGGTGAAACCGCATCTGAAACCAATTTGGCCTTAACGGTTTGCCTTACAGCCTTGGCGAGATCGCGCGTCCAGTTATAGGCCTTGGCGCGCTTATTGATTGCCGTGTGGCTTACGCCATATTGCCGGCCGATTTCCACGACGGAAAGCTGATTGGCTCGGTACTCGCGCTCGATAGCTTCCCAGTCGATATTGCGGGCCATCAGTAGCCCTTCTTCCCCTTGATGACCTTATTGGCCTTCGCGTCGATCTTCGCCTCAGTCGATTTGGACATGCGGCCGGCGTTTACGGCCTGGGTGGCACGGGCTTTAGCGGCAACGGCATGGGCCTTATCGTTGACCGGAAAGCTACGGTCCGGACCAGCGAAGTCCTTCTTCGGCAACGCGTTGCGCGCCTTTGTGGTGAGCTTGGCCATGTGGGGATTCCAAAACGAAAAACCCGCTCGCCGGGGAGGGCTGCGGGTTTTGTGCGACGCGTTTCGCGATGATGACGAATATTAGGGGAGTTCCTCGGAACCGTCAAGCGGTCTGTCGATTGCGCGCCACCATTTTCCGATAGTCCTCAATCGCGCCAGGAAGGCCGCTGATAGCCTTGATGACCGGTCCGGCCTCATAAGTGCGCAGGCACTTGATTACGCCTCCTGTGGCTTCTACGCAGGCTTGGCGGTAAGGATGGGACGAGCAGGTGACCCTGACGACATTACGCCAGCGCACGCCGTCCTCTTGCCTGGCGTCGGCGCCGTCGCCGAGGATGAAATCCTTGAGCAGCGCTTTGAGCAATATTTCGTGGTGCTGGTCAAGCCGAGCCAGGATCTCATTCAGCATCTTGACGTAGCTGGACCGGATGCGAAGCTGTGTCATCGGATCCGCGGCATCGTACTGGACGCGCTCAAGGTTGCGCTCGCCTACGCCCATGACGCCGTGAGACTTGGCGAATATCTCGACCAGGTCGTTGCAGGCCGTGCGCTCGTTGTCATCGATCTGCCGGGCGGTGTACAGGCTTTCGAAGACGTTGCCAGCCCGCCTGCCCTGCTTGCGCTTGATCCACTCGCCCGGCTTTTCCGGGTCTACGATGTCGATGATTTCCTCAACGACGTTGGCGTTCATCGGAAGGGTTTTTCCGATGACACGCGGTGCGCTTGGTTTTGCTCGCCCCACTGTACATTCTCCGCGAATAATGAAAGTCTATACTCACGCTTGGCAGGCGGGTGAGAGACCCTGGTATCGGAGACGGTGCCGGGGTTTTTCTATGGGACAAAACTAATTTCAGACACTTGCGGCGCGAACGGCATGTCTTTACTTGTGGCTTTCATATTGGAATATCCCTGGGCAACCGCTGTTGCCTGCGCGATCAGCCATGCTGCCTGATAGGCTAGATCGTTGGGAAAGGTCGCACTCCATCGGCCATCCACGATAAGCGCCGTGTGATTTGGCCCATCCTTAAAGCCTGTCAGTCCGGGTATTTTGTAGCCGTCGACGACTACGTAATTGACGGTAAACGGCCCTATCAAAATTTCTAGCGGCGCTTCAGTTTCCCTGCCTGGAAACTCTAAAATGTTATCGCTCATGGTCTACTCTTTCTCCGGTGTGGGTTGGGAATCCGCGTGATGTAAACGCACCATCTGATGATGGCCGCGAACACCACCACGCCGTAAGCTGCTCGGTATGGATACGGCCACGAATACGGGCGCAAGACCGCTAGCGAGGCTATGGCGATGATCGAGAGCCACGGGAGGCCGGAAAGCCACTCGCGCCAAGGAAAGCCCGATTTTGTCATATCGCCTGTCTAGCCCCGCTCAACAGCTTTCCCCGGTTCATATGCGCCATGATCCGGTGAGCAGCCTGGTAAAGTTCCTGGTCGCCGGCATTTGCGGACCGGCCCGCGTCCTCGATCGCGCGCGCAAGCTCATCGGACGGGTTGAAGCTGCGCATGTTGCCGATCTTTTCGGATATGGCGATGATTTGGGTTCGATAGTTCATTGGGTTCATATCGTTGTTGTTGCTTCTGGTTTGCGGCGTCTTAAAAATGTGCCCATTGTGCACTTTTTTGCTTGACGCCCACGTGTGCCCATTGTATACATATTCACATGAGGCGGCGGGACCGGCCCGGCGCAAGATGGAGATAAGACAATGGCCCGCATGATCGAAGACAATGTTTTCCGGGCTTCCTTTGAGGCCTTTGCTCAAAAGTGCGGCCACGGCATTTCTGCCGGCACCGACGAGTACGGCGACGATACGGTTGAAACCCGTGACGAAGTTTCTGACTTCATCGCCGTTGCTGGAACCGAGGTTTTGGCCGACAAGGAAATCGATGGTAAGCGTTTTGTTGAAATGCTGCGCGGCGGAAAGCATATCATTGTTGCGGATCACGGCGATGCTCGCCTGTGCTACGTCGCATGAAGAGCCCATCGCCATCAGATATCCGCACCGCTCGCGAAACCGCCGGCCTGACACAATCTCAGGCGGCGGCGCTCCTTCATTCAACACGCGATGCGTGGGCAAAGTGGGAAGGCGGTGCGCGCGAAATGCATCCCGCTTTCTGGGAGCTTTTATGCATAAAACTTGCACACGGTTAGTTGTAGTCATTGATAGGGCTTTCTGGTTTGCGGCGTCACTTCGTTCCGCTCAGTGCGCCGGTTTGAGACAGGGCAGTTATCGTCTGCTGCATGTTGCAGTCTCCGGCGCGCTGACACGCTTCCAGGATGCGATCGACTTGGGTTTCGGGCGTTTGAGGCCGTGGCGGCGAATTTGGCAAAGACACGATAGCTGCGCCAAAAGCTAACGCTGCGGCCCCGATGCAGCACCACACCGACCCGTATAGCGCTTCCGTGCATGCACCCCGCCTCCGAAGCTCAGCGAGCCATATGCATAGGCCGAAAAGGCAAATTGCAGCGAAGGCGAATATTTGAGCCGATATGTTCATCCCGCTTTCCTCACGATGAAGGGTTTGATGCAATTAAGCTTTTTCAATCGCTCCGCCGCCAATCCGGTTCGCGTCTCGATGGTCTTTGGCCCAACCCATGTCGCCGGATCGATCAGGCTTACAGCAGCACCGTCGCCCGCCTCCGCAACTACGGCGGCGCGTATCCCGCACGGATCGTCAGGCGGCCAACGGCGCGAAATCAAGGTCACCGTTCCCCCGGACATTTCCGGCGTTGGATCAAGCCAGCCCTTACCGCGCAACCATTTCCCAGCGTTCGGTATATGCTCGGGGCGGAACTCGCGTTTCGGATCGGCAATCCGGCGTTCCCATTCCGCCGACCAGCGGGCTAGCCCCTCAAGGATGCTTTGCGGGTCGGCACCGGCCTTGATCGCAGCGTCCCAATCGGCCCTCGCAGCGTTGAGGCCGTCGAATTTGGGGTATGGTCGGCGGAAGTCCTCAAACGTTATCGTCACTTCGGGAACGCGCTCGCTCTCGCGCCCAGTGAGAGAAACGGTAGTTTCTCGAACTGACTTACTAACTAACTGACTAAGTTTGTCATCCGTTGCCCCATTCGTTGGTGCGTCCGTTGAGCGATCGTTGAGCGTTCGTTCGTTTTTCGTTAGAAGAACGCGACGGACTCGTCCAGACGCCTTTCCGCTCTCGGCGGCCTTTGCGCTCTTTTCCGCAATAGCCGTCAGGACTTCGGTGCATTTGGCATTCGTTATCCAGCCATCAGCGACGGTGATCTTGCGCTTGCGGACCAGACCACCTTTGACGGCCGGCCAGTCGGCGAACGTGCGCGTTTGCTCAGCCATAGCGTCGTCATCGTCGGGCAGTTCGCCGCCTTCCGTGTAAAGCAGATCCAAGATGCGACGGTACGCAAGCTCCTCCATGACGGTCAGGAACTTCATTCCAGCGAGCGCTTCGCCGGGGAACCAATCTATGCGAATTGCGCCCTTAGCCACTACGCGGCCTCCACGGTGACAGATACAAAGCCTTCAGGAACCTCATCAAAGGCCTTTACGGCGGTCACACGGTGGACATGCAGCAGGTTGTCTCCGCGCAAAATGCCGGCCGCCACAAGCAGGTCCACGACCGGCTTAAGCTGGTTATCGGCGTCTTTCGCCTGGTTGCACTTTCCGATGCGTACCGTGACGGCGGCAGGCACCTCAAATGTTAGCCGCTTGCCAACTCGTGACGCGTTAAGGATGATCCCGGCATTTTGCAGCCATGCTCGATAGGCTAGCGTTTTGACGCGGCCCTTTCCGCGCACGTTTGCAAACAGTTGGTTCGTCGTAGGGGGCGCCGGCAGTTTGAAAGTTATTTGGCCGTGCGGACCAGAAGATTGAGCCGGTCGCCCGATGATTTCGATTTGGCGTGCACGGTCTCTGGTGCGGCGAACAAGGCCCTGCTCCTCAAGTGCGTCCAGCAACCGAGCGACACCGCTCTTGCTGGCAAGATTAAGGTGAACGGCGATCTCATCAAAGGACGGCGAGACGCCGCCAGACTTGGCTTTATAGTCACGCACGAAGTTAAGGCATGCGAGTTGCTGGCGGGTCATGCGGCCTCCCTGCGTAGCGCCGAGAT